AATTTTACTATTTTTTCACGATTCTTCGTAGAAGCTGTTATACTCATTTTGCCCGAGCCATTCCTAACGGCTCGGCCCCATTGAGTCGCAAATGTTTCCCTACAAGTGTAAGTATTCAGAACTTGGTGTGTTAGCGTGTTAGCTACAGGATGCTTTGAAACAATGCCAAATTCTCCATCACGATTCCATGCAGTGAATTCAATACTCATTGGTTTCTTAAGCTGTTTACTTTTTGTCATACTCATAATCAAATTCTTTCAAAAACAAATTATTAACTTCGTCCGTCACAGAAGATTTGTAAATACTGAGGTCGAACATAAAATACTCTTCAAAACTCTTTTTGTCAATAGAGTTAGCCACAAATGGCGATAATAAAACGTAGTAAGGTGAGATTTTACCGAGAGTTAACCACTTTACAATCAAAAATTCCTGTACTGCTGCGTGTATTTGGTCTGAACTAGGTGGTCCATCAAACTTTTCGAACAGAAACTTCTTTGTACGTATAAGGGCAGATTGAATTTGGGAAAAACTAGATTTTCCATCACTATGTGGAACGGCTTGTGCAATCTTCGCTTTATCATAACGTTTTTTCCACAATTTCCATCTTCGCCACGCACCATCTCCAGTTAAACACCCCGGTTCAATTAACGCATGTACATTACCATCACTAATATTCCGTAAAACATGTATTTGTGCGGTGATATACAACCTATAATTCTTATATTCTATCAACCCACGAGTTTCTTTAAGAAGTTTATAACAATATCTGAATAAAAGTGATTTTCGAGGGTCGCCCGTTTGTTTTGATTTGATACGTTTGTAACGAGGTAGTTCTTTTTCACAAATTGAATCCCATAAGATGCACAGTTTATATGCAGAAATCTCGTCTTGGGTCATTTTGTACTTGATAATTTGTTCTGCCGGATTCATTTCGGAGATGATACCATAAACCTTAGATTAAACCTAGGCTTTTCTTCATAAAAACACTAATAAGTTTTTCGGCATCTACCATATTTCGGATTATTCGAATAGGAAGCCGACCATGATACACAACTTCTTCTCCTTCTCTTAGAACATTGATAATCATTACTGCTTTATCATCAGAAAATATTACAAGGTCAAGAGTATTGTAACCTAAGTACACTTCCCCTCTAATATCAAAATGGTCTTTTAAAGAAGAATATATGAATGATTGAATTTCAAATTTAGATTCTTGTTGTGGATAAGAAGGAGGACTAAGAGCCTTAGCAGATTTATAAAGTATTTCTTCAGAAACTATGTTTTCAGATGAGCGTAATGCTAAAGATAGTAACTCAGAATCTATTTCTGTGCCGACTAACTTCTTTTTCCATTTTTTATATGGTGGCCATCCAACACCTATTAGCATCAGAGTATCTCTATTGAAACCACCAGATTGAGTTCTTAGAGATTCGAGAATAGCTTGCGTTAGTAACACTTTATCTGACATTTTGAAATCTCTCGTATTTACTTAGTATCTACTTATTTCTATTAATCTTACAGTAGGTTAAATCCCCGGAGACTCCCCTTGTTCCACGCTTTAAACGAAGAAATAACAAGAGGGGAATCTCTGGAATAAGTTTTTCTTTATCCCTTTTACTCGATGTTTATTTTTTTTAGACGAATAAACTATGCAAGCGGCCTTGCATCTCCCACGTCTATACCACAAAATGTTATGCAATGTGTCGGGGAGTCATTCTTATCCCATTGCTTTGTGAATTAGTGGTTAGTTGAAATTGGTTAATAGTAGGTATGGACGGGAGTTTTTCATCTTTCGCATACCCAAATTTAGTTAATTAATGTTAGAGAAAGTTATATCAGAAACAGTATAGTATTTCAAGCGCTTTTTTTTATCATTTCTTTATTACTTGAAAATTATTTTCTTAATGTTATGATAAGTTAATGAAAATTGAAAGAAAAGATAAAATTATTTATATTTCATTTGATTCAAGGTATCAAGTAACATCAACTTTTATGAGATTACAAGAGTTTAACGAATCTCCTTCTAAAAAGATACGAGGTAAATACTTCACATTAGAGCAGTTTATGGATGAATATGCTTTTATGACAGGTGATTTTACTTATTGTTCTGATTGGTCCGGTTTTAATGTCCCCGGAAAAGTGTATCAAAAATTTATAAAGATGTTTTCTTTAGATTTACTTGATAAAGAAAAGAAGATGATTGCCCTTGTAGAAAAGGTGATAAAACACGGGGAGGATGATTTTTATTTAATAGGCACATTTGAGGATGAAGATATTATTCACGAAGAAGCACATGCATATTTTTCACTTTCTCCTGCATATCGTAAAACAATGAGGAAGTTGGTTAAGAATTACAAAAGAAAGAATGAAGTGGCAAAGTGGATACGAGATATGGGGTATGATAAAAGTGTTGTCGTAGATGAAATACAGGCATACTTAGCTACATCAGATAGAGAAACCCTTTCAGAATATGATTTTAAGAAGAGTTGGTATATTCCCAAGGTGTTCTCTAATTATTTCAATGAGTTTAAGGAGCGATATGAAGCCTAGAGTAGAAATTTTTACAGATGGGTCATGCCCTATCCCCGGAAGTTGTGGTGGGTGGGCTTATATTATGCGAATCAAAGGGGCTGAAAAGAGAAGTGCGGGAGGGGAACGTCGCACTACAAACAATAGAATGGAGTTAATGGGGCCAATAAAAGCCTTAGAAGACTTGTCTTTTGTGGGTAAATCGCTTAATATCATACTAACATCTGACAGCCAGTATGTGACCAAGGGTATTTCTGAGTGGTTACCTAAATGGGTTCGTGCGGGTTGGAAAAAGAGAAATTATAAAACCAAGGAATTAGAAGAGGTTGCTAATAAGGATTTGTGGAAAAGATTGCACCTCCTTATATTAAAACATGATGTGGAAACATCTTGGGTTCGAGGGCACACTGGACATCAAGAGAATGAAGAATGTGACGTTATGGCCGGAAATGAGACAAAAAGAATAATTGCTGAAATTAGAAGTGAAAAATAGGTTTTTCGAAGATGAGTAAGAAAAACAAAAATAAAAATAAAAACAAGAACAAAAAGAAGAAACAGAAAAGCAAGGTAGTCATCTATCCTAAGATAGATGACCACATTGATGACACGTTGAAGTTTTGCAAAGATACTCTTAATGCTATAAATGAATTTAAAACTATGAAGCCTTGGAGGGGAACGATACGAGAGAGAAGAAGCAAGCTAGTATATTTACACCGACATCTTTGTGAAATATATGGAATAGATATTGGTATAACATTTGATATTGCTGTAAAGAAAAACGTGTATCTTCCCGATGAAAACTTAATTGTATTAAAGAGTTGTTCTGTTTTGGCGTTCTTGCACGAGTTCGCTCACGCAAGGGGAAGAGATGAAAAGGGTGCGAATCGTTGGAGTTTAAATCTATTCAAAAGATGTTTCCCTAAATCTTTTGAAAAAAATAACCAAATTAGACAAGCACTTGTTAAAAAGAACTTGCCTGTCATAATAAAAAAACCAATCTCACCAGTTGTCATGAATGCCGCCGTTGCTTTTGACATCTTTAATGATAGTGTCGAAAAGTAAACAAACAAAAACATGAAAAAGAGACGGAAAAAACCAGTCTATCCAGATACGGTAGAAGAGTGTATTGATGACACACTGAAATTTCGCAAAGACACTATTAATGAGATTAACAGGTTTAAAAGGTTTCTCCCTTGGAGGGGAACTGTACGGGAAAGAAGGGCCAAACTTAGATATTTAAATCGCCAGTTATGTGGAATATATGGAATAAATGTCAGGATAGTATTCAACAGGCAAACTCCAAGTTGTTATAAACCTAGTCTGAATTTAATTGTATTAGAGGATTGTTCTGTAGTTACATATTTACATGAGTTTGCTCATGCTATGGGCCGAAATGAAAAAGGTGCTTGTCGGTGGAGTTTGAATCTGTTTAAAAGATATTTCCCCAAATCATTTGCAGGGAATAAACAGGTCGGTCACATGTTGGTCAGAAAGAGGCGAAAGTAAAAAGTTTTATTTTTCAATTAAAGGGGTTGATTATCAGTTTCATTTTTGTTATAATTTCTTAATGTCTTTTGCGTCTGCTTTAAATAAAATATGGGGCCAAACACTCTTTGTTGAGTTTCAGCCTGATGTCGGTGATTTTACAGGTGATAAACCTACACACATCAACATACATTGGGCTGGTGATGGGAATATTAAGCTTCCATGGCCTTCTGCTCTTAATGGACTCAAGAAGATACGAGCACAAATCTTAACTTACATTTCCGGTAAAGATAAACCAAATGTAATTATTGGGTGGAATCTTAAAGAATTGTTCAGTTATATTCTAGGTAAAACAAAAGCCCCATTTGAGCTTAATTCGAAAATATATGATTTAAAAATTCTTGAATGGTATTTGGGGATTGAAAAAAATGCCCCCACATCCTTAAAAGAAGCAAAAGATAGACTTGCTAAAGTGGTACAACATTCTTCTTGGGAAAAGCTTCAAAAAGTTTATGAGGGGATATATATACCTTTGATAACACGAGTCGTCCCGGCTATGGAGACTATCGGTGTTAATCACCGGGGACTTAAAAAACGGCTTCATAGTCATTATGAAATAAACGGCCAAGTCAATGGCCGAATGAAATGCTCAAAAATTCTTCAAGATGGTTTTAACCCACATTCAATGGGCCTTGAAGACAGACGAGCATTAAGACCAATTGGTTTTGACCGAACGTTTATGTATTTAGATTATAAACACATGGAGGTCTCAGTTCTCCAGTGGTTAAGTGATGATGAAGTTTTAGGAAGTATATTAGATTCAGGGAAAGATATTTATGAGGCCGTATGGACGATTATCACGGCATTGGAAAGTACACCAAAGTTTCGTGAAAAATGTAAAGGGTTATTTCTTCCTGTAGTATATGGACAAGGGGTTGCTTCTGTAGCAAAGGCTAACAAAATATCGGAAGAAACAGCAAAAAAATTGGTGGAGAGAATCTATGCTCGCTTACCAATGGCGATGGATTGGATACAAGCACAACAAAACTTATTAGTAGATGGAGTGGGGATTGATATACACGGAAGATGCCGAGAATTTGACCAAACGTATAAGGTGCGTAATTTTATCGTACAATCCCCAGCAGCATTATTGTGTTTGCACAAGTTGGTTGAGTTATATGATGCAATGAGAGGGCTTGCCGAGGTTGCTTTTCATATTCATGATGGTTATGTTTTATATGTGCCAAAAGAAAATAGTATGAAAGTAGCGAGACGAGCTAAAGAAGTATTGGAATCTGAGGACAGATTTTTCAAAGGTCTCAGGTTAAAAGTTTCATGTAAAATTGGAGATAATTTAGACGAATTAAAAGAAATGAGGATAGATGAATGAAATATGTAAGTCCTTCCCAATAGGAGAGGAAGAGTATTCGACGTTGCACAAAAAGTTCGGTGATTTGAATCATTATATTGCTTGGCAGCTTTATAAAAAAAATAGCAGAAATAATCATACGGATGAACAAGAAGACATCGCTCAGGAGCTAACAATAGCATTAATCCGAGCAGGGTCATATTACAAAAGACAAATTTATATCGAAAAGTCTCTTGATTTATGTTATAAATTTGTAAAAGATGAAGATGAATTGTTGACGCTAATTGTTTTAGAATTAAAAGACCTTTGGGCTAATAAAACACGTCATGGTGCTAGTCGTCAAAAATTCGGACCATATCAAGAAAAAATTCTAAATAAAATTCTTAGGAAGGTGGTCCCAGCTAAGGAGAGACCTTCCAGAAAAGCGCCTTTGGAGATTGATGGGAAATTTACCACATATTGTAAGGCTATTACGTGGAATGCCCAGAAATCTATGGGAAAAAAGATAACAAGGGAAAAAGGAATTAGACAAGCAATGGTCTCGCTTTCTGAATTTGATTATCTTTCTTCTTCAAAATTAACCACTCGTACTCATATATGATAACAAAGGGATAATATATGAGAACAATTTTAGAGGTAGGAAAGAAATATAATGATTGGTTAATTATTTCTTTTGATAAAGTAGATGAAAGGCGGCGTCGTCGCTATATTTGTCAATGTGAATGTGGTTATGAAACAAGCTTAGTGGCATCGAGGGTATTTCATGGAAAAACAAAGAGATGTAAAAATTGTCGAGCATTAAAACTCCAAGGAGAACAGATTTGTGATTGGACAGTATTAAAAAGGCTTCCAAATGATAGACATGGGAAGAGCATGTGGTTATGTAGATGTAAATGTGGGAATGAACGAAGTGTAGGTGGGAATAATTTAATACGACATTCATCTAAGTGTTGTTTTGAATGTGGTCACAATAAAACCGTAGAAACAGAAATCATACCGTCAAGTTGGTGGTACAAAACGATGAAACAGGCACAAACAAGAAAAAGAGAATGGTCTATTACAGAAGAAGATGCTATAGAAGTGTTGGAGAAACAGAATTATAAATGCACTTTAACGGGCATAGAATTAACTTTTAAACCAATAATGACTGCCTCTATTGACCGTATTGAAAATGAAAAAGGATATACAAAAGAAAATATTCAATGGGTACACAAGCATATAAACATAATGAAACACAGATATGCTCAGGAATATTTCATTAACATGTGTCATATGGTTTCAAAACATCAAAATTAGTATCAAAATTAGAATTAATTGTTTGATTATTTATAAAAATAAGGTAAAATAAATCGTATGGATGGAATTGAACAATTACCCATAGAGTTAACTAAAGAAGAAGCGGCAGAATTATCTAAACTAGTTAATCCTGATGCAGAGAAAACTAATGCCTATAAATGGGATGAGGATTTTCAAAAAGAATTACTCGGTCTTCTTTTGCATGACCGAAATTTCTTATTAGAAAGTTTAGCTATTATAAAACCTAATTATTTCATAAATGAAAATCATCGTCATATTTGTGAAATTCTTTTCAAACATTTTGATAAGTATCAAACGCTTCCCAGTAGAGTTCAAATGATTAATGAGCTTAACGGGAAGCTTGATGGTAAAGCAGACGAGATTAAAGTTCTTCATATTGGAGGATATAACGAAATTATCTTAGATTATCTTCCCGGTATGGAGTCGAGAGATTATTATAGGGATAAGATTGTTAATTTTGCAAAGACACAAGCTTTAAAGCAAGCATTTCGTGAATCTTTACAGGCCATCAAAGAAGACCCAGAATCAGATGATACATGGGAAACTATTCACGATGTGCTTAGAGAAGCATTGACTGTTGAACATAATTTTGATTTTGGTTTAGATTATTTTCAGACGATAGAAGAAAGATATGATAGGATGAATAAAGATGTGGAAATGCAAGACCGATTTACTTCTGGGTTCCCAGCTATTGACATGGCTCTTGCTGGTGAAGGGATGAAGCGAGGAGAAATTGGTTCTTGGGTTGGATTAAGTGGGACTGGTAAATCTTTAGCTTTAAAAGTGGCGGCAATTGCTAATATCACTAAGAAGAAAAAGGTATTATATATTTCACTTGAGATTGACCAAGATGGTGTCGCAGAAAGATTTGATGCTGAATTATCTAGTATGATTCAAAATCCCGATGTTGGGGAAGAAGATAAAATTACGATAAATAATTTACTTGATAAAAAACAACTTGTTTTTGATTTTGTTAAAGAATACCAAGATGATGTTTGCGAAGAAGAACGAATGTTGGTAATTAAACAGTTCCCCGGTGGTCAGATGGATATGGCTTCATTTCGTGCATATCACTCTCAGCTAGGGTTACGTGGGTTTCATCCTGATTTAGTCATAATTGATTATATTGGAGAAATGAAAGATTATGCCGGGATTCCGACGCATGAATCAAGATATAGAATGACAAGAGATTTACGTGGGTTTGCTGTAGAAGAAAATGTTTTAGTTTTGACAGCAATGCAGCCGAATAGGTCTGCTAAAGAAGTTATTAGAAGTGGTCAGTTGATTGACGATGAAAATCTAGGCGATTCTTATGCACAGATAAAACCTCTTGACGCTATGTGGACCATAAACCAATTGCAAGAAGAGAAAGATTGCGGTCTTGCTCGAATATATGTGGCTAAACATAGGTCAGGAAAGAGTAGGTTTTCTTTCCATGTGGAAATTAATTATGACACGTTAGCAATTAAAGAAATTAGTTATGAGAAATACTCAAAGATATTGAAAGAATATCGTAATACTAAAGAAGAAACTACAACAAGTGTAATGAATGATGACCAGAAAGTAAGAAGTTTTATAGATAACAATCAGAGGGAAGTGAATTTTAGAATGGAAGGATAAAAATGACAAAATTAGATGATATTTTAGATGGATTACGAACAATAAAAGTGGCTGGGCAGGACGTGGTTATAGACCCTAAAAAGCTCACGTTTTCAGAGGTAACACTTACCAAATACACAGAAGAAGAAGGTGTGTGGTATAATTATTTTGGCCAACGGCTTGCGGACGCTGATGCGGAGTGGCAGGTTTTTTCTGCTAAACATGACCAAATGAGTTCAGAAAAGTTTGCCCAATTCAAATCAGAAGGTGGCTCAGATAAATTTGTTGAGGCACGGGTAAAAAGTGATGATGAAGTCAAGAAGGCCAAGGACCATGAAATTGCTGCTCGACATAAAGTTAAGGTATTACAGCAGCATTTACGTGCGTGGGATAAATGCCATGAAAATGCACAAAGTAGAGGACACATGCTTAGAAAAGAAATAGATAAGTTAAATCGTGATACCTTTGCAAAAAATAAGATGGATGGCAGTTTAGACCAAGAAGTAGATGAAATTATAGCTTCTTCAAAAGATGATTAAAAAAATTATAGTATTAAGAATATATAATATGCCTTGGTTAGTTTCGTCTTCAGCTTTAATAAAGAAGGCGAATGTGCCTGTTCGTGTGGATGGCACATCGTTTTGTTAGGGCAGCGAGAAGTTAACACGAGGGTTGGATGCTTTGTAAGGCACAACTCAATGGAATCGCAAAGAGATATACAAAATCTCGGGCCGAGGTAAGGGGGTTCAAAAGATTGTTTCTTTTGGGTTCCCTTTTTTTATGGATATACAATCGTTACAACTCGAATTACAGGAAGACCTGAAAAAACAAACAATAAGTTCCAGCGTTTTGCTTGGTAATTTTCGATTACTTTCAGACAAACCTAGATTAACCGGAGCTTATCAAGACCCTTTATATTTTCCTTTATATTATCATTTAGGGAAAAGAGTAGATGCTAAGAGTTTGATTGAGTGGAATTTTAATTTGGGTCTTTATAGTGGTTGTTTTTTGAAGGGAAATAATACAGTGGAGAATATGTTTGTATTTCATGAGAATACAGAGAAGTTTTATTCTTCACGTATGGGGGTTTCCAACATAAAGAATAATTATCATAAAAAATTTGATATCTGTGAAGGAACTATCGAGGAAGTTCAAGAGGGATTATCTAAAGATTCATGGGATATTGCTATTGTAAACGGGGAAGTTTCTAGTGAAGAGCAAATAGCCAGATTAGATATTTTATGGGAGCACATTAAATTAGATGGGTTAATAGTAGTTGATTACATAGGGTCTAATTGTGGATTTGATGATTTTTGTCATATAAAAAATCGTGTGCCTATTATTTTTAATACAAGATATGGAATTGGAATAATTCAAAAATAAACATGTTTTTTATACTAAGTTATTTTGAGGTAATAAAATGGGATACGAAGTAAAATATAAATATTACACCAAAGATGAAGATGGTGAATATGATACAGATGAGACTAAAGAAGGAAGCATTAAAGTAGGTTCTCCTTATGAAGATTTACCACTGGATAATCTAGCTGGAAAGGTTATGTCCCTTCTTGCTCGAAGAAACATCTTGGTTACAGAAATAGAAACTTATGAATATAAAAAGAAAAAAATAAGTTTTTCGGAAGAGGAAAATGGAATCAAGATTAAGAATAAAAAATTTAAGTTTGATGATGGACCACCTGTTCAATGCTCCGAAGAGAATGATGTAAAAGAACAGCTTCAAGCCATTATTAAGGCCCATCCAGAGTTCTTAGAAGGGGTTGCAGTAGTCCCTACAGCAGCCCCACAACAGGCTGTAAGCCACTCTAATGAGAAAGTGGTGTCAGCCCCCCATAAAACCAGTGAACAGCCTATAAGACGTGAATATTATTGGCCTGATGATGAGAGTTGGGTGAACTATGCTAGAGGTACTAATCCTAATATGTCATTTACTCTAAAAAAAGCGTATCCTATATATGCTGAAAAAAATGAGGCAGAAGGTCGTAATATTTTATATAAAACTAGAGATGATAAGGGCAGCTTGATGTGGTGTGTTGATAAGTTGTTTTCGATGGTAATACCAAGAGGAGATTTAACAGGAAAAACAGACGGAGGATTATCTGATTCAGGGTTGGTTTGGTCTGGTGCCCAAAATGATAATATCCCAGCTTTAAGGTAAAAAAAAATGAATAAAACAAGAAAAAAAGATAAGAAGAAAAAAGATAGAACAAAGAAAAATAAATCTATGTTTCTTAAAAAGAGAATGAAAGACCGTGCTGAAAAAAAGAAGGAACGAGATATCGAAAAAAGAATAAGGGATGCTGAACCCAAAAGAGAGCCATTCCGTCATCCTTTGACACCGGAAAAACAAGCGGAGAAGGATGAAAAAATTAAGGCTAAGTTGCAACATAATCTTGAAGTTCTAGAAGCCCTTGAAAAAGAATATGATGCGGAAAAGGCAAAAAGAGAAGAATTAAACAAAGAACTTGAAGACCAAGGAAATGTAACTATACAAGAGAAGTTGAAAGCAATAGCTAAAAAGAACGCTGCTAATGCTGAAAATATTGCCGAAGCTGAAGTAGAAGAGGTAGAAAAATAAGTAATAATAATTTACTTTTTTTTTATTAATTTTATTTTTAGCTTAATTAACTTGCATTTTAAACGATTATAGTTATAGTAAACAAGTAAACCATTAACTTAACTTTTAACAAGGAGAAACAAAAAAATGGGACTAAATTTAGCAGAAATACAAAACGAGAAAGAGAGACTGGCAGCAGGCGGTAAGAATGAATTCCTAGAGAATTTCGTAAGAATGCCTGATGGTAATGGACATTTAACACTTCGCCTTCTTCCCCCCGCTGACGATGGCATGTTTGAGAAAGAGACGAATCCTTTCGTTGTAAGAACAAGAATTCACCGTGTAAATGGTAAGAGTTTGCATTGTCCAAAAGAGTTGGATGGTAGACGTTGGGTTGGAGAATGCCCGATTTGTCGTTATTACCATTGGCTTTGGAATGAGTCGAAGAAGAAAGACCCATCTGAGGCAGAAGCAATGCAGGCAAAAGCAAGGGACATTAAGCCAATTGAGCGTTATTACTACAATGTATTAGTGCGTTCTCAGTTTAATGAAGAAAAGCAGGCAGTAGAGCAGAATGTTGGTCCTAAGATTTTCAGTTGCGGCAAGACTCTTTACGGAATGATTGTTAGAGCTATTTGCGGTGATAAGGAACTTGAGGAAAAGCCTCTTGGCGATGTTACGGATGTCAAGGGTGGTCGTGATTTCAAACTGATGAAGACGATGAGGCAGTCGGGTCAAAATAGTTATCCAAACTATAGTGATTCTAAATTCCTTGACGAATCTCCATTGGGAGAGGGTGAAGATGTAGAAAAATGGTTGAATGGTCTTCACGACCTCTCACTTCTTCGTGTTCTTAAGGGTGAAGAAGAGTTGAAGCATGAGCTTAAGGTTCATCTAGGACTTGAGAAGGATGTTGATGATGATTTCGACCCTTCGGAATTCCAGAAGAAGGCACCCGCTGAAGAAGCTCCTGTTGTAACAGAAGCTAAAACACCGGAGCCAACACCGGAGCCAGCGGCACAGCCGGAAGCGGCAACGCCAGCAACACCGGAGCCGGAAGATGATGCGTTAGATGGAGATGAGTTCATTGAAGCGTTGAAAAACATGTAATAGTGTTTTGTGAATGCTAACATGAGGGCCATGGGAACGGAAGCCCATGGCCCTTTTTCTGAATGAATGTATTGAAAATAAAAAGGAAAAATATGCCAAAGAAAAAGAAAGAAAAAGAAAAAGATACGGATTTTTTTGCTGATTTAGCAGAACATACAGGTGGTCGTGTTTTAAAAGGATTGGGTGATAGTAGATATTTTGTAGATAGTGGCAATTTAGCTTTGAATTATATTAATTCGGGGCGTTTTATGGGTGGTGGCTGGCCTACAGGAATTATAGAGATTTTTGGTCCTCCTGCATCCGCAAAAAGTTTATTTGCTTATGCAGCATTGGGGGCTTGCCAGAGAATGGGAGGAATATCTATTCTCTTGGACTGTGAGCGTGCAGCAAATGAAAGGTTTGCCGTTAGTGCTGGTCATGTAGATGAAAATCAATTAATTATTCAAACACCACTTTTTATTGAAGAGGTGGAGAGAAAGATTTATAGCATGACAAAACTTATTAGGGATAAAAAAGGTGATGACATTCCAATATTTTTTGCATGGGATTCTATTGGAGTATCTTCTTGTGAACGGGAATGGAAAGAGACAAACCTTCCTGAAGAATATACCCAAGAACAATTCAAAAAGATTGTTGGTGGAAAAGAACAGCCCGGAGAACGTGCGAAAGCAGCGGGTCGATTGTTAAGAAAAGTAAATCCGTTCTTGGATGAAAACAATGCTACTTTGTTTGTTATCAACCAAACTAGAGTTGCGATAGGTGCATATGGTGACCCTGAAGTTACAGCAGGCGGTGGTAAGGCACTTCCGTTCTATGCCAATTGTCGTGTTAGAACTTGGCCAAGAAAACAAATTGAACATAAAGAAAGAAAAATTCCAATTGGAGTTAATATTAACTTAAAAAATAAGAAGAGTCGTTCGTTTTGTCCGTTTTTAGGGACAACTAACGTACAGCTATATTTTGCGAGTGGAATTAACCCTCTTGGTGGTCTTTTAGAAGTATTGATAGGCGCTGGTCGAGTAGTTGGAAAAGGTACGTATACAGTTCAACAGCCTTGGGCTGGAGGTGAAGAAATTAAATTCAAAGCATCGAAGGAAAGAAATGATGTGCCAATGGATTTGATTTTAAGATGCCCAGCTTTAGTAGATGCTGATTCAAAAAAAGAGGTAGAAGATTATTTAGCTGTTTATTCTGATGCATACAAATTATCTATGTCGGATGATTTAGTGGAAAAAGATATGGCAAATGATAATTCTGCTGACGAACCAGATATAGATGAAATATTAGACCTTTCATAATTTATCTGCCTATAAAAAAAAGCCCACCAAAAGGTGGGCTTTTTTATTGGTAACACTATTCCCATCTATCTTCAGGGTACTTTCTTTTCTTACGGGTTGCACTGGTTGCTCTCTTTAGTCTTCTTACAGTCGATTCACTTAACTTATTCTTCTTCTTCTTTGGTTTTTTAGCTAACTGTTTCTTTTTGATGCAATCCATCACGGACAATGTTCTTTTTTTCGGTTTATCATCTTCGATTATCCTATAACGTCCCGGTGAAGTCTTCGCTACATTATAGCCTTTTTCTGATAATTCTTTTCGCACTGCCAAAATATGGTTTTTATAAGTTGCAAGAAGGAAGTCATATGTCTTAAAATGGTAGGCGACATCGGTAGCAGAAACATGTTTTTGGCATAAAAATAGTTCTCTAATATGGTTCCTAATGGTTTCTGCTTTTCTTGTTTTTTCGGCTGTGGCGGTTTTAGTTTTGTTACGAAGATGCTTTTTGATTTTAGTTTCGATTACAGTATAAGGAACATCGACCTTATAATCTTGGTTTGTTAACGCTTTAGCTAGGTCAACAAGGTCGAGCAGTGGTGGCATAACGTCGGCAGCTACAGTCACCATAGATATTTCTGCGTTTAGTTTATTTGCGAATTCTATAAGCTGTCGGTAATTTTTGACAAACGTGAAATACTTATAGCCATCGCAATCTTCAATCATCATACATTTTTTAGTTTTCAAGGTGAAACTCCTTATTTCTGTATTGCATTCTACACAATATCGAGTAGAATGAAAGCTCAAAATTAGGAATTAGATAAATGGATTCAGAAAATGTTCTAAAGTTCGATTCGTGCCGTAGGTTTGGAGCGGAAATAGAAATATGCTCTTTTGACCATCGGGATTTCAAAACTAACCCTCTTCAAGGTAACGAAATGCCTGTGGGTATTGACGAAGTTGCAGAAACCCTAATGGAAGGGTTGAACGCTCAGGTTGTCGTCAATAAGTGGGAACATACCCATAATAATGAATCATGGGTATTGAAGCCCGATTCATCGGCTGGTATTGAGGTCTGTTCTCCTGTCATTAAAGGATGGCGTGGCATCAGAGATGTATGCACAGCCGTCGAATTGATGAAAACGAACCCTGAAGTAGCTGTTGATGATAAATGTGGATTTCATATCCATGTTGAAGTGGCCGATTTTGACAACAGAAGTTTAGGCAAAGCCCTTGCTTGGTTTGTTAAATGCGAATCTGTGTTTATGGATTCCGTTCCAGCGAGAAGAAAAAGAAACAAGTATTGTGAACAGGTGGGGCTGAGTGCAGAATTCCAACATGATACAAAAATTGATGGAGAGTGGCTTGTCGAATTGTTAGGTGTAATGAAGTATTACACCATCAACACGTATCACTTATGCAAAGGTAAAAGAAAGACTATAGAGTTCCGAATTATTGAGGGCGAAGGATGTCTTGATTCTTATCTGATAAAAAATTGGATGAGGTTACTCATTCATTTTATAGAGATGGCTAAAAACGCACCATGGCCTAAAAAATATAAAGAAGGCAATCCTTGGACTGGATATTTATGGTTAGATTTTAGTGATGTAATGAAGTTTCTAGGATTTGACAAACCTTTGTCAAAAGGGTTGGAAGAAACAAGAAACTGGTTTATCGCCAGAATACAGAAAAATATACGTGAAAATTTATCTGGTTCTTTATCTGAAAAAGCACGAGGCATTTGTGCTCAACAGGTTGAAGATTTTATATCTCAACAAGGACTTGGCGACCTTTCAAAATGGCTTGTGCCAGAAAATTTGGAAGAGGCATTATATTCAAAAGAAACTGCTTTATAAAGGACGTTCATAATCGTATATAAATTGTGACAGAGTATAAAGAATTAGACGTTGCTATAGAACATATAAGGAATGTAGGGGAACAATTAGTTCCATATAATTTCCCCCAAGCAGACCCTCAACTTGAAGATGAGATGGGCATCTTGAAGACGCAAGAGTTATGTGTGGATGGATATCATGTAATCATACATTTTAGTAAAGCTTTTCATAATGACTATTATTTAGAAACTTTACAGATATTAGGGAAGAAGGTTCCGTTTCTTCCTTTTAACCTAGTTGTCAAATTGGCTAAGAAGTTTTTGGGGTCTCACCATTTATCCTTATCTGAGATATTAAGAGATAATAGGAAAATTTATTGCTGGACTATAACTGTGGATGCGGAGGGTCATCCACTTCCTTCAGCCCATGAAGAAGCTAAATTTCTTGAGTTTGAGGGTTTTGAATACGCATACATAGATGCTCAATTTATAAATTTTTATTAATATTTTTTATATGTTTTAACTGATTATTTGACGTAGATATCTTTAGAGTTTAATCTATACGGGAGGAAAAGTTATGGATAAAGTCACTAAGATTCAACATCTTTTAATCGACCATCTTCTGGAAAAAGGACAAATATCTTTATTGTTACCGGGAGGAATGTCTGTAGAAGTAGGAATACTTCAAGAGGGAAAACACGGTCTCCAGAATACCGACGATTATTGCTGGGTGACAGCTAATCAAAATAATAATTCAGTAAATATAGATTCATATAATAATTTATATTTGCAATACCCTGAACAAAGTGGTAAAATGTTAATCGAAGATAAGTTTGAAAAAGAAGGGATACCTATAATGGCCCTACAAGCTTGTTAGGCTTCTTTAGTTTGTAGATGAGTAAATTCTGAATCAGATAGCATAAATTCGCTAGTTATGTTTTTGTTGTCTATAGAATACTCAACCCATAATATAAATCCCTTAGATGTGAGTTCAAATCTTGTCATCTTAAGAGTATGTATAGTTCCTTGTATATCAAGGTGTTCATGAGAAGACTCGGCACAAAGAGAGAGTAATTCACGATAGTTCGTGAACTGAGTCCAAGAAGTTAATAATAAGTTTTCAATTTTGTCTAGGTTAAGTAGCAAGAGGATTTACCTATGAATGATTCGAATTTAAGAGAGTATGCAAAAACTTTATCTGATACGGATGTTTCTTTTTTGTACATTCGTTTTCAACAGCGTTTAGGTGGTGACACAGAAGAAATTAGCCAAGTTTTGGCTAGAAGCAGAGAAGTAGATAGGTGGTTAGCATCAGCAAAAAGTTATGATGAATGGGATGTGATGTTTGAAAAGTTGGCAAAAATAATTGCTGAATCATACAAAAGCAGGAAGCTAGACCGTTAGAAGATGTTATTTGGTGAGCTTACTAGGTTCACGTTTTCAAGCTTTTCCGCATTGGATAGGTTTTTAAGCGTGAAGTCGGACGATTTATAAATTCCATCTTTTACAACGAGAATAAACCCACTGGGTTTGTTCTCGTTTGTTTTTCTAGTATTTAATACATATTCGTAAGTACAGATAGGACATGGTATTTGTTCTAGATTAATAAGCAATAAAGCAATCCACTTATCTTTATATTGAAAAATATGTTTATCTTTTTTAAACACTATAGGGTTTTTAGTACTTGTGAACACAAAATGGTCTACAGAGTTGCTATCCCAGTTTATTAAATTATCATTTCTTTGGATGGTATCTTCTGGGTCAATAATATTTACATTTGCTTTAGCTTTAAATACATCATCCCCTATTTCAATTGGAATATAATGATTTTTTATCTTTGACAAAGAGAGAGCGAGCATATCTAGTATTTCTTCTGCTGGTGGTCCGTTTTCACAACATGGGCCTTTTAGACTAACACCATCTAAAAAACAACCTGTACTAACCTGATTGGTAGGGTCAAACGTTATTGTTGTTGTAGAGGCCGATGCTGTAAATACTATCTGTCCTGCTGTCCATGAACCAGTTGAAGAGTCGCTTATAGTGGTTGTAGACTCTCCGGTAATATCCACTGTAAATTCTTCATTCGACGCAGTTTCAGTCCTAGACCTATAATAAAAATCTAAAGTATATTCGGTTCCAACTGAGAGTGTGACATCTTGGGTGACGCCCCACCCGTGGTTGTTGTGACCTTGTTGTTCTATGAAATAACTACCTTCATAAGCATCAACACCAGACGGGTCCACTGGAGTCGTTTTCCCGGTATGCCAAAATTCTATGTCTGTCTCTCCCGCATTGGTTCCGGGGGTGGCTGTACTCCAACCATTTACAAGCGAATCGTCTATCCACGCAAAATCACCTCCATCATATCCTTGTTCAAACCCTCCATTGATTAATAATTCCCCACAATCGCAACATTCACACAGCATGGTCCAGCATGGGTCTTGAAGTAAACATGCTTTGATAGCGTTTCCAATTGCCGCCCCGTTAGTGATAGGAATAAGTGCCATATTTTATTTATGATTGTTTGTCTCCGTTTCCGAAAAACCCCTCTGGATATTCAATTTTAACAGTCCCGTCCCCTTTTGTTTTTTTTCCTTTTTTATCTTCTACCCAAAATTTGACTTGCTGAACTTCTGGTTTAAATGATTCTTTATATCCTTCTTCGTTCAAAGCCAGAAATTCGTTTTCAAAGAAGCAAGAATCATTCTTCGCTACAGGTAGATTAATTTTTTCTCCCTCATGGAGAATAATTACACGACAGATATTTTCTTTTGAATCAAATAATCTGCATTTTCCACATATAGGTTTTATTTCTTTTTCTTTACTGAAGATTTCTTTTATTTTTATTATTTTCTTTTGCATTTTTATAGAAACATATTTTATTTTATGTTAAACTAATTGAGTAATGTAAAAGAGATTTTAGGAGAAATATGAAACTTAAACAATCTGGTAGTGATGAACAATTTGAAACTGGTGCTGTTCGGGATGTAGCCGAGACCAAACCAAGACCTGATTTAATTTCCCCGTTCGCTGAAGAACGGTTGGGGGAGTGGTTGCGATTAGGGGCCAAACGATATGCTGAGAGGAATTGGGAAAAGGGGATGCCTATGTCTCGCACTCTCGCTTCTTTAAATAGACATTTAATGTGGTTTAAACAAGGAAAGAAGGATGAAGACCATCTTTCGGCAGTTATGTTTAATGCCATGGCTATTATTCATTATGAAGAAATGATTAAAAGAGGGGTTTTACCTAAAGAGTTAGATGATTTACAAACATTTTCTACAGAAGGTTTAAATGATAAAAAAACAAAGAAGGTTACGCCCTCCAAGAAAACCGATAAGAAAAAGAACAATAAGAAGAAAAAAGGATAATATGAGAAGTAGTTGGAAAGAATTATTAAAAGTAGCATATGAGGAATCTACAAATAGCCCAGACCCATCAACTCAAAATGCGGCTTTATTGATAGATGATGGGTCTATTATTTTAGCAGCTATTAACGAGTTCCCGGTTGGCGTATTATATACAGAAGAAAGATGGGAAAGACCTCTTAAGTATCAATTTGTGGAACATGCAGAGAGAAATTTAATTTATAAAGCAGCGAAACAAGGGATTGCTACTGATGGATTAACAATGGTTTCTCCGTGGGCACCCTGTACTAATTGTGCCAGAGCTATTATACAAGCTGGAATAAAATGTTTAGTTAGGCATAAAGATGCAGAGAAAAGGTCTCCAGAATTTTGGGCTGAAGAGATACGAGTTGCGAATCAACAGTTAAAAGAAGCAGGGGTG